GTGTTTCTTATCCAGTATCACATAAAAACCCTGGAAATGCATCAGCAAATGCCGACGCATTTTCTTTTGATTCTACTGGAAGACTTGCAACAATATCTTTTAGTTCTAGCAATGGAACTGTTACTACATCTGTTCCTGATATGGAGTTGGTAACCGTTAGTGATTGGTATAATAATCAAACTCTTGGTCTTAATAATTCAACAGTTTATTGGAAAAATATTGCTCCAAGGCCAGGAACATCAGAATACACAGCAAACAGAAGTGGAAAAAATGATGAAATTCACGTAGTCGTTGTTGATGATAGTGGAGAACTGACTGGAATAACTGGTAATGTTATTGAAAAGTTTTTATACTTATCCAAGTCTTCAGATGGAAAAATATCCCCATCTGAACAAATTTATTATAAAGATTATATTGCACGCAATTCTAATTATATTTTTGCTGGACAATCCCCATCAGGATCAGCATCAGGATTAACGGCAGTAGTGGGTTCAGCAGTATCATTTACTGCATCTAGTGGAGTTTGGGGTTCGTCTGCTCAAGGAACTACATTTAATTGCTCTGGTTCATCTGCATATGCATTGACTGGAGGAACTGATTATAATAATTCTATCAATAATTTTAATCTTACAATTGGTGAAGTTATTAATGCACATTCAATTTTAAGTAATCCAGCCGAATATCAGATTGATTATTTAATTTCTGGACCTTCTTCTGGTTCAAATATTTACGAAGCACAATCTAAAGCAAATGCACTTATTGCAATTGCAGAAGAAAGAAAAGATTGTCTTGCAGTAATTTCGCCATATAAACCTGATATTGTTAATATTACAAGTACTTCCACACAAACTAATAACATTATCAGATTCTTTGATTCTTTGACATCAAGTTCTTATGCTATATTTGATAGTGGATATAAGTACACTTACGATAGATTTAATAATGATTTTGTATATTTACCTTGCAACTCTGATGTTGCTGGATTGATGGCAAGAACTTCCGAAAGATCATATCCTTGGTATTCGCCAGCTGGGTCTGCAAGAGGATCTCTCAATAATGTAGTTAAGTTAGCATATAACCCATCACAAGCACAAAGAGATGAGTTATATTCTAGAAGAATTAACCCAATTATTGCATCTCCAGGAGCAGGATTTATCTTATTTGGCGATAAGACCGCACTTTCTTATGCTTCTGCGTTTGACAGAATAAACGTTCGTCGTTTGTTCTTAACTATAGAAAAAGCAATTGAAGGCGCAGCAAGAGCACAATTATTTGAATTTAATGATTTAATCACTAGAACAAACTTTGTAAATATAGTAGAGCCATATCTTCGTGACATAAAAGCGAAGAGGGGTATTACCGAATTTGTAGTAGTTTGCGATGAAACTAATAATACTCCAGATGTAATTGATTCCAATCAATTAAGAGCGGACATCTTTATTAAACCTGCAAGATCAATTAACTTCATTGGATTAACTTTTGTTGCCACCAGAACTGGTGTTTCATTTGAAGAAGTTGTAGGTACAGTTTAATTAATTTAAAGGAGACTAACAACAATGGCACTAGATTCACCACAATATACAAATAGAACCATCAGTGACTTTAAGGGAAGATTAGTCGGTGGCGGCGCAAGACCTAACTTATTTGAATGTGTAATAAATTTTCCATCAGGTTTAACTGAAGTTACTACTGATGATGATTTTAGGTTTATGATTAAAACTGCATCATTACCAGCATCTAATATTAATGTTATTGATATTCCATTTAGAGGTAGAAATTTAAAGATTGCTGGAGATAGAACATTTGATCCTTGGACAATCACTGTTATTAATGACACCAACTTTAAGATTCGTAATGCATTTGAGAGATGGATGAATTACATTAACCGTCATGACGATAATGCTGGTGTTATTACACCAAATCTTTATCAGACTGAAATGTATGTTTATCAGTTGGGTAGAGGCAATTCAAACTCTTCTCCTGCTCCAGGAACAGCAGAAAAGATGCCAGTTCACAAGGCATATAAGTTTTTTGGTTGTTTTCCAACTGCTGTTAGTGCAATCGATCTTTCTTATGATATTCCAGATGCAATTGAAGAATTTACAGTTGATCTTCAAGTACAATGGTGGGATGCTTTAGATGAGTCTGGAAATACTATTTTAGGAACATCCGAGACTACCTAAATAGTAAAATAAACTTTACTATTAACTGATGGCTAAATTATTTGGTTTTAAATTTGATGAATCTGGGGAGAATCAATCCAAAAGTAGGATTGTCTCCCCAGTTCCTGCAAATGATGAAGATAAATCAGATTTCTATATCTCTAGTGGTTTTTATGGCCAGTATGTAGATATAGAGGGAGTATATAAATCAGAATTTGACCTCATTAGAAGATATCGTGAGATGTCTCTCCACCCAGAATGTGATAGTGCTATTGAAGATGTTGTAAATGAAGCTATTGTTTCTGATCTGAATGATTCTCCAGTTCAAATTGAATTGTCTAATTTGCCAGCATCAGATCGTCTAAAAGATGTAATTAGACAAGAATTTAATTATATTAAAGAAATGATGGATTTTGATAAAAAATGCCATGAAATTTTTAGAAATTGGTATATTGATGGTAGAATTTATTATCATAAAGTAATAGACTTAAAGAACCCGAGTGAGGGACTAAAAGAAGTACGATATATTGATCCTTTAAAAATTAAATATATACGAAAATTAAAAAAAGATAAAAATGAATCTTTAGAAAACTTATCTAGACAAATTGCCAATCGTAATGAATACGATAATTTCAAAACTCCAGAAATAGAAGAATATTATCTCTATGACCCTAATGTAGGAAGTACTCAAAATGCAACTTACAGAAATCTTGATGTTAATTCAGCAAAGATTTCTAAAGATGCAATTACGTATGTAACATCAGGATTAGTTGATAGAAATAAGCAGGTAATTTTATCTTATTTACATAAAGCAATTAAATCTCTCAATCAACTTCGTATGATTGAAGATTCTCTCGTTATCTATCGTTTATCTCGTGCTCCAGAACGTAGAATTTTCTATATTGATGTTGGAAATCTTCCCAAAATCAAAGCAGAGCAATATCTTCGTGATGTTATGAACCGCTATAGAAATAAGTTGGTTTATAATGCAGATACTGGAGAAATTCGTGATGATAGAAAATATATGGCGATGTTAGAGGATTTTTGGCTTCCTCGTCGT